ATACTACCGGGCGCGAACTGTTCTGTCTGAAGGACGGCACATGCCTAGAGGACAACGTCTGGGAGCACCCGGGACCTCCTGGTAGGTCGTGGGAGTTCGAGCGCGAGCTGGACGGAGAGGGCGGTGTGTCACTAACGCAGACCGTTTACCGACTCTTCATGCGCCGCAACGAGGCTCTATTCGACAGGGACCGCGCGGTGCACAACATGCCGCTCGTTGGTTTCCTTTGCCAGAAAGGCACCGGCGAATCTGAGGCGCTCAACTCTCAGATTCAAGGCGCAACGGGCGTTGCCATCTGGGAGATTACCGGCAACGTCAACTCTGCCATAAAGGCATTCGAGATGCCGAATCTGAGCCAGGCCAGCACGGACCTGGTCAATAGCTATGGCGAGCACATGCACGACGTGACTGGCATCGCCAAGGCGCAGACATCCGGAGCGCGCCAGCCGGGCACAACGAGCGGTCTGCATGAATCTCTGACTGCCAGCTACTACACGGAGAACTTCGCTGATGCCGAGCGACGGCTCATTCAATTCCGTGCCGTTGACTGCGCACAGTTGTTCATATGGGCTCTGCAGAAGGTCGTCGAGAACAAGTACAGCCGTTGGGTGGGAGACGCAAAGAAGCGCCGTCAGCTGACCGGTGATGACCTAGACCTCGATGATTCCAAGTACGTTCTTGGAATCAAGCCAGCTTCGGAGGAGAAGGATTCCCCCAAAGCGCGACTCGAGAAGGCTGAGCGGTTGCTTCAGGACCCGGCAGGGCGTTTCACAGGTGCAGACCTGGTAGAGACCTGGAAGACATTCGACGAATCGCATGCGGAGAATAAGGCATACCGCGTTGAGTCATCCGTCGAAGGGCGGTGCAGTAAGTGGCTGCGCGCCACTCCTGAAGAGATGATGCAGCCCAACTTCTATCGCTCTCCACTCAAGTGGTGGCGCAAGGAAGGACTTGCCGCAGCGCTGTCAATCTGCTCTTACGAGTACGACGAGGCAATCGACCAGGGTGCTCCGCAGAACAAGCTCGCTTACTTCGAGCGATTCATGGATGAGTGCACCGAGCTAATCGACCAAGAGATGCAACGTGAGGCGGAGCTAGCGGCCATGGCCGGCGGCGCGCCTCCACCACCGGGAGCAAGTAGTGGCGGACCAGCAGCAACCCCAGGAGCAGGCGGCGCAAGCGCCCCAGCCTGAAGTCAAAACCACAGGCGACAAGTCTCGCGAAGAGCGGGATGCGTCATTCGCACAACGCCAGGCAAAGGCTGCCGCGCGCACGGGCAAGGAGCCTCCCAAGGAGAAGCTTGCTCCCGCTGCCGACGACCAGCCTACGTCCACTCCGGAGCCCGAGAAGAAGGAGCCGGATCCCGAAGCCAAGAAGGCTTCTGACGTGGACAAGCGGCATGCCATCGCAGAGCGGCGCGAGCGGCGAGTCGCTGCCAAGGAGGCCAAGCTAACCACGCGCGAGACAGCCGTGGCTAGAGCTGAGGCTTCCCTACAGTCCAGGTTCGGCGACCCAGAGGCTGCAGCCAAGGAATACGACGCCAAGAACTACCATGCCGCTGCCAAGTACATTCAGTATATCTTCAAGGATGACTTTGCCACCATCACCCAGAAGATTGCGCGCGCCACTGCGGGGCTCTCACCCGAGAAGCTGAAGGAGCTGGAAGAGCGAGACAACTTCACGAAGGAGAAGCGCGAATTCGAGGCTCAGAAGAAGCGCGAGCAGGAAGCGCGCGAGCAGGGCGCAACGCGAGAGACGGCCGTCAAGAACGTAGCAGCCAAACTCACAGGTCACGACGTGCTCAAGCTCAAGAACGGACCTGAGCTCGTTCTGCAAGAACTGGAGCGGGCATGGGATCCGAGTGCCAAGGCGTTCCGTATCACCTTCAAGCAGGCAGGGGATGCCGTGGTCGCATCCAAGCTGGCTGAGGCAGAAGCGCTTGGACTGAAGAAGCCAGTGGCGAAGCTGGCCGACCCGCCGCCAAAGCCGGAGACCAAACCAGCGCCGGCAGCGAGCAAGGAACGCTCCGAGCGCAAGCCAGCTCCGGAGCCACGCACCTCTGGTAAGTCGTTCGAGGAACGCCACGCAGCGGCCGCACGCATCATCGCAAAGAGGCGCGGATGATGCGCCCCGCTCATGACCTGGCTCTCATCCGCCCGCGTCCCGACCTACATGCGAAGCTACACGGTATCCCGCTGGACAGCCGTGGAAGCGACGTCAAAACTGGGAATCCCTACATCTACAAGGTCACTGCAGCTCGCGACAAATTCGCATTCGGAGAGGTGGTGGCGCTCGGCAACGGCACGCCCTATGGCAGCGGACGCGACCGTCCAGAGGTGCTCACTGGCACCATTGTCGGCTTCGACCTTGGGCAGGTAGGACACGTTCTGCCGAACGGTCTCTACACGCTCATGTGGAAAAATATGCTTTGCTCGGTTCGTGAGGAGCTCGACATCTTTCCGCGCCCGCTCTGCAGCCAGGTCATGACAGAGCCAGATGACGTGGCCATGGGCAGGCTCGTATTCAATAGGTCGAACCTGATTCTGCCTCGCATGACAACCAGCGGAGGTGTGGCTACCAACGATGCTCGCAAGACAAGCGTAAGGCTGCGAGCCGAGCGCGTGCTCGACGTGGGCCCCGGCGAGTTCGTTCGTAAGGTCTTCTACGAAGCAGGCTGCAAGAAGCGCGACATCGCCTGCTACACGCCTGGCGGCACTGTGCATCTCACCTGGCGGGAAGGGCGCCGGCTAGCGTTTACCCCATGGTCTGAGATCGTGGTGGTCATCGATGGCGGATGAATCAGAAGTCTGGGATGTCCAGCTGATGAAGGGACTGATTGAGGCAGTCCCTTTGCACCCCACATTCGAGACGGTCTGCGCGTCACAGGGCGTAAGCGTCGACACGGTCAAGAACTGGATTCGTCGTGGCCAACAGCCGAATGCTCCGCGCGTGCTAGAGCGCTTCGCTGAGGCCATGTGCCAAGCGGAGGCAGACCACGGGAAGATGATGTACGGCGCCTACCTGCAGGCGCTGCGCAGCCCGATGGGAGCGAACACGGCTCGCGTCATTTTCGAGATGATCAAGCTCCGCTGGAAGATAGGTTCAGGCGCGGAGCTGTTGGCGTCAGCTAAGGGACCCAAGCGCACGGACGACCTGGAGGCCATGCTGGCTAACCCAAGCCCGCGCCTGCGAGCTGTTCTGAAGAAGACAGGCTGGGTGCGCGCTGAAGGTTGGCAGGCAGAGACTCGCCAGCTGCGCGCCGCGCACGAAGAGGACAATGGCTAGAGATAGAATAAACATTGGTGACTGCATCCGCTGCGGAGTGAAGCCACAATACTGTCGGCACCTGTGCAAGGCATGCAAGAGCCAAGAGATCAGAGATAGGGACCCTGGCAAGAACCGAGCCGCACAGGCTAGATACAGAGAGAAAGACCCTGCGCGAGACAAGGCTCAAAAGGATGCGTGGAAACGTAGAGAGCCATACTCATTGCTTGCTTCGAAGCAGAAAGACAAGGCCAGGATAGCTGGAGTTCATAGCGACCTGACGGCAGAAGATATACGACTGGAAACCGATCAGTCCGGTGGCATATGCTCTTATTGCTTAGAGCCATGCGATAAACTGCAGATTGAACACTGCCACCCGATGTCCAGGGGAGGGGCAAACACGGCCAACAATATCGTCATGGCATGCCAGTTTTGCAATGTAAGCAAGCTCGATCAGACTCCTTTGGAATTCCTGATTCAAGGATGCCCCATAAGACCAATCAGGGGCAGGCGCTCCCGTGTACAGAGACTGTGAAAGTATCCTGGAGGACATCGAAGGGTCGATAGACTTCACAGACTTCCTGTACCCACGACAGCAGGCCGTCGTGGATGACCCTTCGCTCCTGCGCGTCGTATTCGGCGGGCGCCGCTCTAGCAAGAGCGTGCTCATTGCAGCCGAGTCGCTGATGGTAGCCGACCAGTTCGCTGGCATGAGCATACCGTACTGCTCATCCAGCATCACGAACGGACTCGATATCCTAATGCCGTACATCAGGCAGCTGGATGCAGAGCACAATCTCAAGCTCCACTACAATCTGGGAGACCACAAGGTATTCACTCCAGGTGGCGGATGCGTGCAGTTCTACGGTTGGGGAAGCAAGAGCGAGATTGAGAAGGGACGAGGCCTGAAGATACCAGCGCTGTACGTCGACGAGTGCGGAAAGATAGCAGCGAACCTACTCAAGCGAGGCATCAACGAGACCTTTGGCCCTGCAACGGCAGACTTCCAGGGAGTGGGCGGCAGAGGCATCCTGATGTCAGGTAACCCTGACTACGTGCCTGGCAGCTACTGGAACAAGATGTGCGGCGGCAACTCTGGAGTGAGCGAGTTCGGCGCATCCGTGCACCACATGACCATCTTCAATAATCTGTTCTTTGATGGCAGGGCTGATGCTGTTGTGGATGAGTACTGCAGACAGCAGCGCATGAAGCGCTCTGACTCGGTAATACAGCGCGAGTGGTTCGGCCGATTCTGCGTGGACAGCGACGGGCTAGCCTACCCGCACTGGAAGAACATCGTGCATCCGATGCACCTGATGCCGCTCGGAGGATACACTACGCTTGGCCTAGACCTCGGGTCCGACCACCCCTGTGCCTGGGTAGTGATTCGCTGGGCTCTTACGGAATCTGTCGACGCAGTGACGAATGTCGCTAGGTACATACACCACGGCCACGTCTTGGAAACGTACGAGGAATCTGGTCTCAAGGTGCCTGACGTCGTAGCGATTACTAGGGAGTTCCAAAAAGCGTACAACGTGGGCACCACGCATGGGGATTCTGGAGGCGGCGGGAAACTGACAATCGATACGCTGGCAGAGACGTACGGACTCGACATTCAGCCTGTAGTCAAGGCAGGCCAGAAAGAGGACCGAATCTGGATGCTGGACGGCATGCTGGCGAACGGAACGCTGCATATCCACGAGCGGTGCCAGACACTTGTTGAGCAATTGGGTAGCGTTCCCAAGGAGCGCAAATCCAATGGGCGGTTCGACCACATGACGGGCTACCACGACCACAGCCTCGATGCTTGCCACTATGCCATCCTTGCTGCCAAGCAGCACCTAACAGAACTCGACCTCGGACCGAAGATTGGCAGCCGCGACTGGGCCAAAGAACAGGTCAAGCGCGACCATGCGGCTGCCAACAAGTCATTGCTTAAGGCTAATTCACGCCGGTCCGAGATGATGTCCCGGCTTTCAGGGCGGCGGTCTTCTCGGCGCTGAGAAAGCTGACGATTGCTGACCACGGAATGCGCACTGGCATCCACTCTCCGGAGAACCTCAGGTCGGCGTACACAGCCTCGTCGTCAGTATGCAGGTTGCCGCATGGCACGTCTCCTCCGAAGGCAATAATGCCCCTTTCAGCCGTCCCCGCATACACTCCTGGAGCTCGGAGGTTGATGTGCACTCGGAACTCAAGACCATCAGCCAGCTGCTGGTGGAACATGTGCCGAGATAAGTGAAGAACTGTCAATTGTCAGCTCCTTTTGAGAGCCGCTCGCGGCGCATGTTGTCGCTCTCTCCGATGAGCTTTCCCTTGAACCTGTCCGCTCGCTGACCTTCTGGCACGTGCCAGAAGGCCCAATGCGACAGCTCAACCTCCGGCGGGTCTCCGTCGAAGGTTAATACTGCTCCAGTGGCAGGCGTTGCGCCGTCGCCAACGTGTCGGCAATAGTTCGTGACGTATCGGTTATTCATTGTCCACCTCAACTCCTTCAGTATCGATTGCTTCCTCGTAGCTATGCATCCCGAACGTGGCTGACCTGTACCAGCGGTTGACTGCCTTGCTAGAGGCGCGAGATTCGAGCATCTCTTGGGTGATGGTGTTCCAGTTGTGCTTGTTGCCACCCGTGAAGTATCCGGCCTTGCGCGCTCTCTCTGCTGTGTACGTGTACTCAAGAAGCCCAGCTTTGCGATGCTTGGTCTTCACAGTAGCGTGAGTGTCGTCTGCACTAGTAACCATGATCCATTCGCAGTTAGGGTCGCGCTCTGCGAGAGCCATCAGACCCTTGGCGCTAGGGTATGGACGGTCCTTCACAACGAAGAACATCTCCAGAGCTGCCATTGCTCCAAGACCAAGCTCCCTGCCTTTCAGAATCACAGAGAGAACCCCAGGGGCATGACTGAACTGGTTGTAGTGCCTGGAGTTGAACAACTTGGCTGAGAGTATGTCAGCCTCTTTTACGGACGCAGGCTGCAGCGCTAGTGCCCACGACGGCGGCGCAGGCCTATCTACCACGATAGAAACCGGTTCTTCTGAGACTGGCTGCTGCTTCGCACGCTGCGCAGTGCCATTGCTTGGCAGTGATGATGGCGCAGGAGCAGGCTGGGTAGACTCGGCAGGGCCAGCCGCAGGTTTTGGGTCAGAGCTTGCCCATCCTTTCCCGGTGTCGCTGTTGCTTCTTGGATTGCTGCCAGACATAGCGTCGGAAGGAGCAGGCATCACAGTCGCATCCGCGCTCGTACCCGTCGTTACGCGCTGGTCTGGCGTAGTGACTTTTGGGCCACTGATTACATCCTCCGGCGCAAGCATCTCACGCTCCTCCTGAAGTTCCTCGGCACTCGGCTCCCATGCGTCACCGTGCTCGATGTTCTCCGGCGTAGCCATGAGCGGTTGAATGGGTTGCTTTACCAGCAGCGCGTCAACATCCAGAGGCACGTCCGAGCGCAGTGTGGTGAGAGAAAGCCACTTCGGTAGCTCGGGCGACCCGGCAAGGAACTTCTTCCAGAACGAGGCCAGCGGCTTGGCCCCTTCTTTCATCGATTCCTCGAGCGCAGCCACGGCCGCGATGCGCATCTTCTCGATGGTACCGTACTCGTTGATGAGCTTTGCTGCGCCCTTGGGGCCAATGCCAGCGATGCCCGGAACATCATCGGTGGAGTCGCCTGTCAGAGCCTGTAACAATGCCATCTGGTCCGGAGTGACTCCGTACTTGGTCTTCACCCACTCGGTGTCGCGCTCTTCCCACTTACCTCCGCCGAGTGGAGCCATGATGCGCACGCACTGCGTCTCCGAGTCGAGCACGCACTGCGCCATGTCCTTGTCTCCGCCGATGAGGAACGCGCTCATGTTGCGATCCCACAGTCGCTTGGCGAGTGTGGCAATCACGTCGTCCGCCTCTGATCCTGTATGCGCAGCGATGCTGTAACCATCCTTGACGAGCCTGTCTTTGGTCCAACGGCACACGAGATGGTACCCGTCGTCGCGCTCGCGGCTCGACTTGTACGTCGGAAGAATCTGCTTCCGCGCGTACGGTGGTGAGTCGAGGCACACGATGACGTGGTCGAAGCTGCGCCTCCAATCAGACAGCTGCTGAAGCGTGTTCTCACCTGCTGCCGTCGGCGTCCCGTCTGGTGTCCTGACGTGGTACTGCACGCGCAATGCGTGGCTGAAATCTACCAATGCGATTCGTGTCACTTTGCTGCTTTCCTTTTCCCGTCGCTTCTGCGACCTCTGAACTCAACTGGTATGCCTTCTACCAACCCATGGTCAACGCAGATGCCGGCACTGCTGCGCACCGTGCCGCACAGTTCAGGCCTGGGCTCAGGAGCCCACGGTAGCCCGCATCCGAGGCATAAACCATTCGCTCCAACCACAGGAGAGCCCTCCGCAGCACTGTCGCCAGACACCGTGTTGCGGCGCTCGTTCGTACGAGCCCACGGCATATCGTAGCATTGCGGGCACTTCTTCTCAGCGGGGCGCATCGGGCCTTCGCTGCGCTTGCGAGGTGGCAACCTGTGGTCGTACGGATTTGGGGACTTGACGCGCGCAGCATCAGGCAGGCCAAGGCTCTTGACTGCCGCCCTGGCAATGCGCCGCATAGGCCTACTGTTCCTGATTGCGACCCTGTGCATATCACACCAGTTGCAGTGCGCTCTCTCGTTGGCTGCTGGGTTAGAGCACCCTGGGTATCGGCACATGTTCATCTAAACGTGCATCTCCCCTGTGACCAGAATGTCGTCCGGTAAAACATCGGCGTTCTCGCAGTACGACTCGAATGCCTCCCAAGCCGTCTTGCCGCTGCCGCTCGGGTCTGTGCGGTAGTAGCCGCGCCCGTCGCAATCAGCGTCTAGGCACGCATCGCACCCACACAGCCACACGTTGTACACGCGCTGGAAGTTCAGGAATCTGGTGCAGACCTTGCTGGCGCACTTGGCTACTGGCGGCTTGGTTTCGTCGTGCTCGGTCATCACTTATCCAAATGGCTCACCAGCGTCTTGCTTGAGGCTGGCGCTTCTGTTTCCTCACCGGATTGAACAGGTTTAGTTTCTGTCCACCATGCTCCTCTGTATACGTCGACAGGGTCCAGCACTGGCCTGTTGAGGGATGCCCGGTAGCGCTTGTAGGCGTCGATGGTCTTCTTGGACATTACCACTCACCTCGGCACACCATGGCCAACTCCTCGATGAGCTGCAGCACCATCTCGTGCTTGCATTCGGCTCGCGCGATGCGCAGGTCCTTCTGAATGAGTCTGATGCGTTGTGCTCGTGTCATCGTTGCCATGTTACTCCTATGAACGGTTGGTTTACCGCCGCCTGTAGCCCGTGCAATCAGGCGGCGCACGATTGCCAATTTGGTTCATCCGAAACGGTTCACTAGGGTTGTGGGTCATCCAACTCCACGCTCTCGATTGGTCCCCAACGCTTCTCTGCTGTTGTGCGCGCCTGCTGTTCGTCGGCAGCCCAGAGCACATACCCAAGGATGACACCGTCGCGCGTGTCGAATCCTACAGGGCGAATGATGTAACTCTTCCAGTGCGATGGGATGTACCGGTCAAGCCTCAGCTGTTTCAAACCCTGCTCTGCCTGTTAAGTATCCGGCACACCTGTGACTTGCCGACTCCAAACATCCGGCCCAGCTTACCCATCGATAGCGCTCCGACGATGCGCAAACAGCGCATAGCAACCACGTCATCGTCAGAGAGTTTTGCACCGCTAGCTCTCTCTCCGCGCACAGGTACAGTCTGATGCTTCCTGACCTTGCTCATCATGTCCCTTATGTTGTCTCTCTGGGAGCCAATGAACAAGTGCGCTGGGTTGCAACACGGAGGATTGTCGCATCTGTGACACACACAGAGACCGCGAGGGATTGGGCAGTTCTCTAACTCCCACGATAAGCGATGAGAATAAGAAGCCCTGCTATTGAAACTCAGCACGCCATAGCCACGTGGAAGCCTGCGTCCGAGCCACTGCCAGCACTCGCTAGGACCGCGCTTGTCCATATTTGCCCAGAACTGTTCCTCGTTCATGTTTCAGAGTACCAAGTCACTCAGGTCTGGGGCAACCCATCCTGGCGGCTTAATCACCTTTCCTTTAGAGTCGACCGTCGGTTTTCCGTTCTCATCTAGTTTGAGCATATTCGCCGCATGAACGCGCCTGAATGCCTCCTCTGATACTCCAGCAAGACCCAACTCCAGTGATGTTCCTTGTAAGATATAGACCCTATCCACCTGCGCATCCAGCGCGCCTTCTAGGTCACGCAAGCGCATCGACTCTGCTAGCTCGCGCAGCTCCTCCAGCTCCAGCGCCATGCGCAGGCACATGCGGCAGCCCGTCTTGGCCGTGCTGCTCGCCTCTCGCTGCGCAATCGTCAGCAGCTTCTCTATGGTGTCGAGTGATGAATCTGTGTGCTCGCGCGCATCAGGGAATGACGGCTTGGAGCGCACCGGGATATCGAACGCCTCGTGGAACTCTCGGACGTATGCAATCGTATTCATCGTGTCTCCCTTACAAGCCGACGGAACTCGTCGGTAATCATCTCGTCTGTAAGACGCCCCTGCCGCTCGCTATCTAGCAGACCATTGCCGGCGGCCTCGTAGATGCTCAATGCCTCTCGCATCGACTCCTTGGTACCACCTAACATCCAACCCGCAACGAACATCCGCAGCTGTCGATTGCTGGCACTGCACTCTGGAATCTCTGCGGAGCGCGCATCTTCTGCTCCAACACGCAGCATGTCGCACAGCCATCCAGGGGGTTCAATCAAACATCGACTCATAGCCATCTCCCGTTGCAAACGAACCGGTCACAGAGTCCCATGTGAGTTCAATCTCCTGGTCGTTCGGGCCGCTCTTGTTCTTCTTCACGAACAGACTCATGCGCCCATTGTCCTTGCGACCAATGAGGACCACCTCAGCCGCATGCTCGACGTCCCGTGACTCGCGGATGTCATCTCCAGTCAGCTGAGATGCCAGCACGCCGGCGGCGCCCATCCCCTTGATGGTGTCAGTCAGAGACCTAGCGATGTGGTTAATCTGTCCGCGTCTGTCGTCTGTCTTGGTGCTGGTCGTGATGCATTGCAAGTAGTCGATGAGAACGACGCTGATGGGGTGCAGGGCGTTCAGGCGCTGCAGCTCCTGGCAGATTAGCTCGACTGGCTTCCCACGTCCGTCTGCAATCACTGGACTCGTATCGGACGGCGTGTTGCTGAGCAGCTGAGCCACAGCATCATGCTCGTCAGGTGTCAGCCTGCCATGTCTGGCATTAGAGCCTCTCACTCCCGCGGCACGGCACACGTGACGAGTCGCAAGCATCACCGGGTCGTCTTCACACGTGACCAGCAAGCACGACCTGTTGATTGAAGCGCAATGGTCTGCAACCGCTAGCAGCCATGATGACTTGCCCCAATTGGTAGGAGCCCCGAGCACCCAGACGGTTCCGCAACGCAATCCACCCGTCTCCGCATCCAGCGAACTGAACCCGCTTGGCGAGCCAAGTGTAGGGTCCCCGTTCATTGCCTCTGCTCCAGCTCGCCTCCACTCGGCGCGAGTCATGGTGCGAATCGCTCCACTTACATAAGTGCGCGAGGATGCCTCCAGAATCGCTCGCCGAACTAAGTCTAGGGAGGAGGTAGGGGAGAGCCTTGAAAGTTCATCCACGAGGCTCCTGCGCAGAGCAATTAGGCATCGCAGCTCCCTCCAGCGGAGCAACTCGGCGTCCGGGTCCTTGCACTCCACTCCACCGTGAAGCGGATGCTCGTTGTCCGGCCAGTTGGATTGAAGCTCAGGGGTGCGCACGATGACGCGCCTCAGCGCGGTCTCCAGGTTGCCACCTCGGTAGGGTCCCTGGACCGCGTCTCCGTCGACGCCTTCGGCTGCGAGAGTCGCGCATGCTTGAGCAATCGCGGCATGCTTGAGCGTATCGAAGTCACGAGGGTCTGGAGTCCATCGCTCGCGAAAAGCAGGCCCGCACACCCAGCTCTCGAACAAGCGCTGTTCGAGCTTCCAGAGCTCTGCGCGAAGGTCGTCGGTCACCAGTCGATCCCCCTGCGCTTGGGTGCAGGAGCTAGTTTGCTGACGTAGCCCGATGAACCGCTAGGCGCCATCTGCCCGGAGGCCGCGCGTCGAGCCCAATTGCGCCACGCTCGGTCCGGATCGGACTTGGCTACCGTGAACTCCCAATCCTTGAACTTTTCCAACTCCACATCGAACTGCTTGCCAAGCAAAGCCATTGTTTTTGCTTTTGTTTTATCAGACATACCCCACGACTCAGGAACCACGTGCCATAACTCGCGGCGCTTCCGAACGCGTTTCTTATCCGGATCAGATTCAGATCCAAGAGGCAGAGGCAGAGGCAGAGGCAGAGGCTCCTTTTCCACTGTGGAGTCAGTGGAACTAAAACTTCCACTTTCTCTCTCGCGGCGCATATAGAGACGTTTTGATTCTCGGACAGTCTCAGCATCCTGAATAGCTCGATACTTCGAGTAGTTAAGCAGCTCCCATCCGCCGTCCACTTGGGCAACTCTTCGCCCTTCATTATCCGGAGTGCGAGAATCAGGATCCGGAGCCATGAGGGTTTCCAAAGCATCACGGCACTCCTCAGGAGTCACACGAGCTCGATGTGCAAGTCCGGGCACGCTGCCGAATACAAGCCCATGCCGGTCGGACATGGCGAGCATCGTAATCCATACAAGCCGGGTATGAGACGGAAGCATCCAAACCGTCGACTCGGTGATGCTAGAGAAGAGCTTGGTGAAGGTCAGAGACATCCAAATGTCTCCCGCTTTGGTTCAGGCATTTCTCCGTTGGCCTTCAGAAACTCTGCCCAACAGTCCTCATCGGCTTCTGTTGAGCAGTACCAAGATTGGCAACCCCTCTCGTCCCAACCGTGCCAACCATATCCATCCTCCTCTAGCATTGGCGAGCACGGCTCCCACTCTGGCTCAGAGGCGCCCTTGCTGAGGTTGCATTCGGCACATGCTGTAACCAGATTCAGGTGATGTTCTGTGCCTCCTCTGCTGCGAGGCTGGATGTGATCAATATGGAGCTTTGCGCCTTCGCTTGCTTTGGCTCCGCAGTATTTACACGCGAATCCGTCGCGTCGCATGATCGCGAAACGGTTCATGTCAGCTCTCATTCTCGAAAGTGGCCGCCAAGCAGTAGCGGAGCGCATCCGACTCGGTAGATGCGCGCTTGGTCATTCTGGTCAGCATCTCCTGAACGAAAGCGAGTCTGTCTCTGTCCTCCGCAGTGAGTCGAACTGATATGCTTTTGGGCTCCGTGAATCGTCTTGCCATGCCATACGTATTGCTCAAACGTCTTGCACTGTCAAGCGACCCATGCCACACCATCACAGGGAGAACCAATGACACAACACATCGCATGGCCAACAGGGCAACAGGACGTCGTACGAGATCGCATCGCGAAGCACCGAGCTGCAGACGAAATCGTGCAGGGAACGGGGTTTTCAAACGGCAAGGGTTGCGCCGTTGGGTGCAGCCTGGACAACTATTCGCACGACGAGTTTTCGCGCGTGCTCGGCGTTGACCTGCGCATTGCGCGATTGGTCGACAATATTCACGAAGGGCTAACGAACGAGATAGCGCTTGATTGGCCCGGTCGAGTCGCATCCGCGCTGAACCCTGGCGCCGACACAACACTTGCCGCTGACAGGTTCCTGGTGTGGCTGTTATCGCAGGGGGAGTGCGCGAAGTCGCAATCGTGCCAACGGGTGGCTGCGCTTTACTCGCGACGATTGGTAGGAGACGAGCCAAAACCGAAGGAGTGGACTGCGGAGCGCGCCTCCGCCTCCTCCGCCTCCTCCGCCTCCTCCGCCGACGCCGCCGCCGCCGACGCCGCCGCCGCCTACGCCGCCGCCGCCGCCTATGCCTCCGCCGCCTCCGCCTCCTCCGCCTCCGCCACCTCCGCCGCCTCCACCTATGCCGCCTACGCCTCCGCCGCCTCCTCCGCCTACGCCGCCTACGCCGCCGACGCCGCCGCCGCCTACGCCTCCGCCGCCTCCGCCGCCACCTCCGCCTACGCCGCCGACGCCTACGCCTCCGCCGCCTCCGCCTCCGCCGACGCCGCCTCTGCCGCCTCCGACGCCTACGCAGCTCGCCGCGCGCTCTACGCTCTAGCAGCTACGGCTCTGGAAGAGATTCTGTCTCGATGCGAGGTGCCTAAGTGACCTATGAGAATCAGAAGCGGCCGCTCAAGTGCGATCTAGAGCAGCGACTGAACGAAGCGACCGCGCTGCTGGGCTCGTGGCGCACTGGAGGGCGCCCGGTAGAGGCAACTGACGCCTTCCTCGCCCTCGCCCTCGCCCCAGCACAGCCCGCCGCGCAAGCCTGGCACGTGCGCGGTAAGTCGGTCGAGATCGGGCCGGCCGCACCGGAGCCTCACTACGCCGAGCAGTTCGGCATCAATCCCGCGCCCGGATTCGTGCAGGACTTCGGCTTGGAAACGGCGCTGTACGTGCCGCCCGCCGCACCGGAGCCGAGTTCGGCCTACTCTCGCGGCTACAAGGAAGGCAGCGACGCCACGGCGCGCGAACTAATTGGCAACCATGAGCGCGACAACAAGCTGGCCGAAGCGATGCAGAAACTCGCCGAGTTGGTCGACTGTTACCAGCGCGCTGAGGCCGCCGAAGCCCAGCTCGCGGCCGTGCGGAAAGCGGTGGATATGGCTAGGCGCGAGCATCCGCACTGGCCCGGCTGGGAGCCGATTCTGTCAGCCCTCACCCCTGCCCCGAGCCCCGGCGCTGGCCCGGGAGAGGGGACGGAGCCGTGAGCGCCATAACCCGAGCCTGCGGATTACTCGCGCGCGCATGGGAGTCCGAGAGCGACCCGCGCAACACGGAACTGGGCGTCATCCCGGACATCGCACGCGAGATGGCCGTGGCCGCGCAGCACGAGGAGGACCAACTCCGCGCCGAACTCGCCGCCGTCAAGGCCGAGCGGGACACCGAGCGAGACTGGCGCATCGACAAGGAGCGGAGTCGGTACAGCTTGCGCCCGGGCTGAACGCGCAAGCGGCACTACTGCAGGCGAAGCAATTGTCCTCCGCCAGCGCCTCGGAGTCGGCACTCCGGGAGCGGGTGGAGAAGGCGCTGACGGTGCTGCGAGGCTCCCAGATACTGCGCTCAGGGCAGAGCGACAGAGCTGCCATTCGCAACGCAATCAAGTCCCTCACCGCCGACCCGACGGGGCAGGAGGGGGAGAGCGAGTGAATCATCTTGGGAGAACACCGTGAGAAGAGCGGCGCGCGTTGATGACAACCACACATCAATTGTTGATGGCCTGCGCGCTTGTGGCTGGCTTGTGCATGACACCAGTTCTGCAGGAGACGGATTCCCGGATTTGGTTGCATGTGGACCGGATGGTTCGCTTTGGTGCGTTGAAATCAAGTCCCCATCCAAACCACCTAGCGCACGCGAGTTAACACCTCGCCAGAAAGCGTTTCATCAGCGCTGGAGTCGTTGCGCAACGCTACTGGTCGTACTACATGTGCAGGACGTCATCGACGCCTACAACCGAAGGAAACCCACATGAGCCCATTCATCATCGCCCTCGCCGCATTCTCGCTGTGCGGAGCCCTCATCGGCATCACGCTCGGCATCGCGCGTGCGTTCTTCCCTCCGTCGAAGTTCTGATGCGCAAGTTGCGTGTGAACCAACAGCGGCTCTGCGGTATCGCACTGCAGAGCCGCGTCAGCCTGGAAGCGCTGGAGTGGTTGTTTGACCCGCTGTCAGCTCAGAAGATTGCTCCGAGATCTGTGGACGCTGATGCAGGGGACGACACTGTCAGTTCCGCCAGGACCAGGGACGCTTAATCCAAGGACTGTTCTGGCGGTTTGCGCAATCTGCACCGTGGACGAGTCGTGAGCGACGTACAGTTTTTCGTTGCCGGATGCAATCCCTGTGTAACGGGTTGCACCGCAAGCGTAACGTGATAAGACTGAATTGAAGGGCGGTTGGGGATGAAGAACGAATATTGCGAGTGCGGATGTTTGGCTTTCATCGAGTGCAAGGGACGTCTCTGGTGCAGAGAGTGCGCATTTAGGGGCCCTAGGTCGCGCCGTAGCCAGGAAAGTGCCAATGCCACTCGCATCGACCTTGCGAAGATGGCCTATGAGTCTCGAGCGTCCAGCGACCGTGAGGCGAGCAAGGCGCACGCAGAGCGCGAGTACTGGGCAGATGGGATTGATCCAGACGATGTCTGACGACTTTTCGACAGTGACGCTGGACGAGCTGTGCCGGACGTACTGCTTGCAAGTGCTGCAGCGCTCCGGAGGCAATATGACCAGGGCAGCTATGGCGTTGGGAATCACACGAGGAGCGCTGCTCAAGAAGCTGAATAGATGGGGTTACGGAAGGCCTGACCGACAGCCACCATATTGCATTGAGTGCCGCTCGACAGCGCCTGACCACAGATGCCCGGCAGGTCCGCGATGAAGACATTGGACCAGGTTCTGGAGGACCACATGAGGCTCGCAATCGAGACAGCTGGAGGAAACATGCGGCAAGCGGCACGGCTCATCGGGATCAGCCACTCTAAGCTGTACCGGTGGGAGAAGAGGTTCAATCGAGACTTGCGCCCGGCGCCGTGCGAGCGGTGCGGATCGCGCAAGGACAGCGCTATCTGCCGACAGGGGGCCTGCTGATGCGAATCAAGGTGATTATAAACGCAAAGGACGCTGATGAGCAGGAACGCATCATTAATGCCATACGACTACTTGGCGTTAGCTATAGCATCGAGCTGAATGGCGCAATCATTGGCGGAGGCAGCACAACGAGCGTTGTGTTGTCCACCAAGATGCCCAATTGGTCTGGCGGCGGAGGAGGAGGAACATGAGGACACTCATCGTGGGTGGTCCCAAGACGGGTAAGACTTCGATGGGCATGCGACTGGCCTCAGAGCGCGGATGCCGGCATCTGTGCACTGACCCGCAGGACCTGTGCCCTGCTGGCGTCGCAGGCGCTCCTCTCGACCTGAGTTGGTCTGAGAATAGCCTCTGGGTGGCGCAGCACTGGCTGGAATTGCCCGGTTCGTGGGTTATCGAGGGCGTTGCCGTGCCGCGTGCGCTGCGCAAGTGGCAGGCGCTGCACGATGGAGCGCCGCCACCGTGTGACGAGCTCATTGTACTGACCGAGCCGCATGCAGCGCTGGGAGCGAAGCAAGAGCAGATGACGCAAGCGCTGCTCGGCGTGGTAGAGGAACTGATGTGGTGGATTGCGCCGGTAACGAGGTGGATGTGACCGCACAATGCATGCGCTGTCTGTGCTGGTTTCACCTGACTTTCATGCGCGGAAAGGTGTGCACGCGATGCAGTCAGTTGTAGCTGGAGGGTATGCGATGCTTGCGCTGTACCTGGCGCTGTGGGCATGTGGGCTACTGCATTGGTTGTGGGTGATTGCGTTCGGCGCGTGCTTCGTGGCGGCGTTGGCAGAAACAGGAGAGCAGAGATGGCAGCGATGACCAAGATGCAGCGCAGGTTGCGCGCTGCGAACAGGGAGCAGGCGAGCGCGCAGAAGACGCTGGAACGTGCCAAGAAGATGCGCGCGCGCGCTCAGGCAGACCGAGCAGCGCTGGTTGCGCAGACTGCCGACGGGTTATCTCCGGAGAAGCGCAAGAAGATTCTGGCAGCTCAGCGGAGGGCAGCGGACGACCCGAAGGCGAAGGCGCTGCTCGAAAGAGCGGAGATTGAAAAGCGCGTCCGGGACAAGCGCAAGGAGATGGGGCTCGGCGTGGCCGTGCCCGAGATGATGCTTGGAGAGCCAATCAAGCCGAGCGAGATTCCCGAGAGCGTGGCCCAGCGGAGGGCCAGGAAGGCAAAGTCGTGAACGCCGCGGCGCTGTTCGTGGATATGATTGGGATCTACCCGCAGTTGTTGGGGCGAAGTCAGTGTTGGGGGGAGCAACACGACGCCCGACTGTACGCCGGACCGCATCCGGTCGTGGCTCACCCGCCGTGCAATCTGTGGGTGAATATGGCCGCTGTGAACTGGAAGCGCTACGGCCGCCAGCGCCCGGCGTGGTACCCGGGCGGAGACGACGGCGGGTGTTTCGAGAGTGCGCTGGCGTCAGTGCGCAAGTATGGCGGCGTGCTCGAGCACCCTGCGGGAAGTCATGCGTGGTACGTGCACTGCCTTGTGCAACCCTTCGGGAACGGGTGGGTCGGTACCACTTTTCAGGACGGTTCGACGTACTGGGTGTGTGAAGTCTGGCAACACGCTTACGGGCACGGTGCGCGCAAGCGTACATGGCTGCTCTACTGCGGCGCACGCCCGCCTTTCGAGCTCAACTGGGAGCGCAACAGCGCCACTGTTACGCTTGAGAAGCGCGAGGCCAGCGCCACGCCCGAGGCGTTCGCACGCGAGCTGATTGCACTTGCAAAGCACTCCGTTGGAGGGCTAGGAAGGCGAAGCAATGAGCATCACTCCTGAGCAGTTGTGTAATCAGTTCCGGTCGTACGTGGCGGTTTGGCAGCCGCTGTTCAACGCCATATTCCCGGTTGTCGCACACCATCAAACGACACATGGTGACACAGAGATTCGCGTTTCGTCGCGCCATGGAATACCTGAGTTCCATGGGTCACTGCTGGTTACTTATAATCAATTATCGTACCTGGAAGACGAAGAGGACGAGCTGTTTGACCCAAGGTTAGGAGAGGAATTGAGGCATTTTTGTGACGCTCATGGTCGAGCGTTTGCGCTGTTTCTGTCGAAAGCCGTTGACAACGTCCGGTGAACCTAGTAGGCATGGTCCGTGGCTTGGGAGCCGGTTGCGGGTCATGCCGCGCTCCTGAGCCATTAGTCATAACGGTGCCCGGTCACTGAGAAAGCGCACAAGCGCGACCGGTCGAGCCAAGGCAGGCTCCGTCAAATCAAGCCGCTGTATAGGCCAGACGCCTGTAGCCGACATGATTCACGGAGTCCGCCAGCATGGCAGATCTCAGTTTCAGCCTCCAATTCATCAACGTCACTTTCGGTGACAACGACCTCACGAACGACTCGGCCATCCGAGACACTCCTCTTTTCGACATGGTCGACATTGAGGAGAAGGGCGGCGGCCCCGTCGAAGAGAAGTTCTACCTATCCGGTCCGCGTGGCTTCTCTGGCAACCTGACCGACGCTCAGGCGATGGCTCAGGCGGCCGGCAGCAAGCATTTCCGCTGGCAGCACCCGTTCGGTGAGCACGTCGGCAGCATCCAGGTAGACGTCGCTGACGTCATCCAGTCCCGGCCTGACCAGGCAGCTGCGGACCGAGCTCTGGAAGCCGAGTTCGACAAGGGAATGGCCAGCGAGGGCCAGAACCTCAGCGACAAGCTGATGGGTCGCGGAGGCCTGGCAATGGGCTTCGGTGAATACGAGGAAACGGCTGGCACACCCACCGGGTTCCCCTCTTTCTCCCTGAGATTCGCAGACCCGAGTGATGCGCGAAACTTCCAGGTCGATGACCAGATTGTCATCAGCGCCACGGATGGCACGACCGACGGCGACATCGTTGGCGAGCCGGCTGTGGTCATCGCGCGCGACGTCATCCTTGGGTACGTGCAGGTAGCGCCTGTCGACTCCAGCACGGCAGGCAATCCCGGCTCCTGGGTGGACGACACGAACTACTACGTGTTCAAGCTCGGTGAGTACACCGACGGCGACCCGGATAGCATCATCACCTCGTACGAGCGGTTCCTGCCCTCGTCAGCGGCGAGCGACACACTGCACAACGTCGACCGGTCAGTGGATACCATCCTGAGCGGTTTCCGGCTCCCCTCGAACCTGGAGACGGGCTCGATTCTGCAGCGTTCCAAGCGGCTCATCACGCTGATGCATGCGCGTGGCGGGCTCAAGAAGGCGGACGCTAGCAAGCTTCTGGTCGTCTACAACGCAGAGGACTGGGGAACAGCGGCGGAGGAACTGGAAGACAAGGTGCGGCGCGAAGTTGGCGAGAGCACCGAGTCCGGGTACGAGGCATTCTACGTGCGCACGGCGGTCGGCAAGACGGCGTTCGTGAGCGACCCCGGGAAGAACAAGGGGCGCGCGTTCATTCTGAACACCGGGCTGCTCAAGCTGTACACGGCTTCGGGGCGACTGTTCGAGACCATCCCGGATGGCTCGGGCAGCATCATCCACCTGATGCCCGGCCGCAACACCTACGAGGTGCGCACCATCTCGAAGGTCGCGACTGGCTTCGGGGCTCCGTTCGCTCATGCTTCGCATGACACAGACGTTTCGTAGTTGATTCGCGCTATTGCGCGTGCTTTATATGCACGGCTATGGCGCGAATACCAGACTGTCACCCAGAGAAGAAGTACGGCGGACATGGCCTTTGCATCAACTGCTATCAGCGCTGGAAACGCACCGATAAGTGTATCCTTGCGCCATGCCACCCCGACAGGCCGATGTATGCCAAGGGTCTCTGCAATAACTGCTACCAAGCGGAGCACGCTGACAGGCCGCGGAACGCCGAACGCGAACGCACGCGCCGCGCTAATTGGACTCCTGAGCAAAAGGCGGCAGAACGAGCGCGGCTCGATAAGCTGCCTTCAAACTGGCACAAGGCTCGCTGGAAGCGCATCGGGTGCATCAATCCTCCAGAGCGCATGCCCAGTGACGTCTCGTGCGAGGTCTGCGGAAACGCAGATCGCCCAATTCACCTAGACCATGACCATTCAACGGGACTGTTCCGCGGCTGGCTCTGCAATCTATGCAACCAGGGTATGGGCCAGTTCAAGGACAATGTGAGCGTTATGCTGAAGGCTATCGAATACCTACAGAGGGCGCGGTAATGGGCCTACCCAACACAGGCTGCGTCCTGCAAGGGACCGGCAAGGACCAGACCGTTTGGAAACTGGAGTGGACCTACTCGGGAACTAGCGGGCAGGTCACGCTCGACACTGCGCAGAGCGACCAGGACCCGCGCGTGGCCACGCCGGTGGCAGACTCGGGAACAACTGGTCTCACGAGCATCACGTTCCCCAAGTGCGACAGAGCCTGGGTGCTACATTGCTCGCTGGAGGTCGTCACCGCAGACGTGTCTGACCCGACCGACTACCGCATCGCCAATGTGCGCGACCTGAGCGCAACGGCTGGCACATGCACGGTGAGCTTCGCAGAGTTCGAGACCAACGGCGCGCTCACCGACCCAAACACAGACTCGCGTTGCAGGCTCATCCTGCTGTTGGAGTACACGTGAGAAACATCATGCTTTTGGCCGTGCTGGCACTTTCATGCGGCGCGTCCACCAATCAACTGGTCCAGTGCCAAGCCACTGTGCTGGCCGAAGCTCTGAACCACATGCCCGCCAATCCGGACGACATCACTGTGGGTGACGTCCGGGACGTGGCGGCTCGGCTCAAAACCTGCTCGGCTGGCGCCGACGCAGGGCTCGCGCACTAGCGCGACAGAAAGGTCGACATGACGATTTCCCTGACCAATCCCGTAATCGGGTCGTTTGACCCAACCACTCGTGACCAGGCCAGCATGGCCCGTAAGCTTGCACTTGCCGTGCTCGGCGCCGGCACTGCGGCAGAGCGGCTCACCGCGCGCGCCGAGCTGCTCCAGCGCCCGGACTTCACGGTCGAGGCCAAGACGACTGCGGCTGAGACTGGCGAGTGCATAGACCTGACAGACAAGGGCGTGACCTTCGCGGCCAGCACGGTGCGAAAGATTCGCTGGCGCGTTCGTTCGCGCAACGGCACTGAGCGATGGGTCCACGAGTACGAGCAGTATGTGGCTGGAGCGACGACTCCGGTGCTGCTCGGCACGGCTCGGCTGGTCAACGCTGCTGCCAATCTAAACGGCACCAGCGCGCAGTATGGGCTCTGCCATGCTGTGGCGAACTACGACTCCAGTGATACAGCGGTAACCACGGTCGTGGGCACCTCTGACACCACTGGCAGCACGGCAGGGTCGAGCATCGGTGACATCTCGACGAACACCGCCACGCTGACTCATCCACGGGCTCGTCAGAACTCGACCACGAACACGGTCCGGCGCCGGGTGCTCGGGGTCAATGCGGCTCCCGACGTGGCGACCGTGACCGAGCAGCTGCACGCTATGTGCTACCCGGTCAACGGGACCACGATGAGCATCTTCACCGGTGACACGGCGACTCCCTCCGCGGACGGGTTTGACGACGATGGTCGTCTGGAAGCTAGCTTCTACATCGAGCCGCCTCCCAGCTGCGCGCTCGTGATGAACTCCACTCACGTCGAGCTGCACATTGGGTACGACGCCACTGACAACGTGTACCACCAGGTCGAGCTCTACATCGGCAAGAGCGAGTCCTTCGTGCTCGCTGTCGACTGAGTCACTGGCGCCCCTGGGTTTCTCTCCCGGGCTCGGGGGCGCTTGTGATACTACGGGACGGGAGGCGGACCATGCCGCTCAAAAAGGGTAGTTCCAAGAAGGCTCGCGAAGCCAACATCAAGACCGAGATTCGGGCAGGCAAGAAGCCCAAGCAAGCGGTCGCCATTGCATATGCTGTGGCTCGACGCGGAAAGAAGCGTAAGGGCTGATGGCCAAACCTGACATGGCGGAGATGATGGGCGCTATGGGCGGCATGCCCAAGGCTGGCGAGGAACCGGCTGATACCGCGGCGCCAGAGCCCAAGGGAGACGGCGAGGTCTCCGACGAAGAGATGCAGCATGCCACTGACCTGGCCAGTGCGCTCAAGTCGGGTGACACGGCTGGCGCTGCCGCTGCCTTGAAAAGATTCGTAAAGGCCTGCACTGAAGGCGGATACGACGAGAACGAGCCCGAAGAGGGCACAGACATGGGAGACATGCAGTCATGAGCAAGGGCAAAGGTAACTGGGGACCGATGGCAACTCCGAAGCCTGGCAAGGCAGTAGCGAAGGGCGGCGGAAAGCCCACGGCAGCGCCCAAAACGCGGGGCGACAAGAAGGCCATGCCGACTCCCAAGGGTCGCGGCAAGGGTAGCTGAGCGTGATTCAGAAGACGTTCGCGGAGTTCCGCCGCGCCGTCGTCTTCGAGGCCGGCATTGGCGGAACCATCGGAGATGGCGACACGTTTCGCCATCCCAACGACGACATCAACGCCGAGCTGAACAGCGTCATCCAGGCCTTCCGTGAAGAGCTGACATCTAGGGACTTCCCGTTCTACATCGAGGAAACCGAGCAGGACGATCTGCCCACGGAGCGCGCCGATGACAACGAGAACTACTCGCTCATCGACTGGCCGACGCTGGCCCATGAGATTCGGCGCATCGACGTGTACAGCGGGCAGCGATGGGAGTCGCTGACACCGGTGGACTGGTCGCGTCTGCGCGACGTTCTTCCCGAGAGGTCGTCGACCAATAGCAGACCGCTGTTCTACTCTGTGAAGAAGCAGGGCACACCTACCAGTATCGAGGGCGTCGATGGCACCGAGTACGACGTTGACGCTGGCAAGATTGCGCTGGCCCCATTCAGCACGACCGGCGTTTTCAAGCTGAGCTACCTGCCTGTTTGGGTGAGCGCGCTTGATGACGACGAGATTCTGGTCTTCCCGAGCGAGTTCGGCTTTCGCTGGTGCGTGTGGGAGATGGTTGCCCGTATCAGTGTGCGCGACCGCAACGCCGGCAAGCGCGGAGACATGGCCAAGATTGAGCGCGCCGTGTGCGAGACGAAGATTGGCCGCTACGTGCCCAAGGTCGTCAACACAGGCGGGCAGACGATGCGCCGGTCCAAGAGGTACAACGGGTGACCGGGCGTGGCTACGCGCGCAGCAGCGCCGGCAGGATGGTTCAGCAGTCTCGTGCCACCGATGACCTGAGTGACATCACGGTGCTCACCAACGGATATTGGTGGCACGCGCGCAATGCCAGCGGGATTGGCACAGCTGCGTTCAAGGTGCCTGAGGGAAACCTGCACACGACGTTCGACCTCGTGCAGGCCACGGTGGCGAACCAGCCGACAGTGCTCTCTGAGAATAATTCTACTCAGTTCCGGATGCGCAAACAGACGGATCCAAACCCAAGTCGCATAGTGTCTGGGGCAGTGCAAGCGGGGTGGACCGGTGCGACGTATGTAGGTGGTTGGTTTCGCCAGCCAGATGCCAATGGTGATACTACCGGAGCCGGCACGTACTTTTCGCACAACAATACGACAGGCGGTCAGGGTCGCATTATCTGTGTCTCCGGAACCACCGGCGGCGACAATATCGGATTGACCTGCAATGCCACAGGAGTGGGAGGCGCGACCAGCCGCAACGCCGTGGCCAGCACGCTAGTCGGCGCGGGATATCACTGGCTGGAGTGGATATTCGACCCGCTGCTAGTGCTCGGCGGTAGCCCAACAGCAGACCGCGGGAAGATTTATTCAGACCTCGTATTGCAGACGCGCATTGTCACGGAATCAGTAGGTGCGATGCCGGCATCTATTTTCGACGGCAATGCGTTTATAGCTGTTGCCTGTGGGAACGCATCCGCGTCAGACGCTGACACTATCGATTGGGCATCCTGCTTCTACTGCAACGGCATCCCGTCCGTAGCCGACCGTCGCCGCATGGCCGGGCTCTACCCTCCGCGCACCATCACGTTCTGAGCCATGGGCCAGAAGAGCAGACCTTCACGGCACCTGCCTGGTCTGACTGACGAGCAGTCGGCGGGCATCTTCGCTGAGCTGGACCGGATAGCGGCTGACCTGGCGCTGGCGCTGCCACTGCCGCCGCCGATGACGACCCACCAGGAGTCGGTCGTGACGGCCAAGGTGGGAGACGTGCTGAGGCTGTTCCCGAGCACGCAGGGACAGCGCCTGCTGCTGCCGATTGCCAGGGGCACCCGTATCGGGGATAGCGTCACAGTCGAGCTAGACGCCTCCAGGGGAGCTCTGACGGTAACGAGCTCATCCAGGTCCAATGGCGCCCTTGTGACCTCAGGTAAGGTCAACCAGCAGCCGCGCGCCACGTACACGGAGACCGGATACATCCGGTTCCTTAGTGACGGCATCGATGGGTGGTACTCGGGACCGGGAGGTACTTCCGGAAGCGCAGGTGCCACTGGCCCGACGGGGCCCACTGGGCCGACCGGGCCGACGGGCGCCACTGGACCGACGGGGGCAGCGGGGGTGGGCTTCACCCTGATCGACACGATGTCCACCGCGCTCGGAGATTTCCCGGTCGGTACAACGACTTGGACAACGTCTGGGGATGTTCCGTCTGGCGAATGGTTCTGCTGGTACGGCCAGGGCGGCGGAGGAGGTGGCGCCAGCGGCGGGACCAACGTATCTGATGGCCAAGGAGCCGGAGGCACGTCAGGCGGCGGTGCCGCGATGCACCCGCCGGTCTGGACTAGCCGAGCCGAAATCATTGCGGCCCTACCGTTGGCAATCGTGGTTGGCGCTGCCGGTACCAAAGGAAACGCGGCGTCTGGCACGGTAGCCCTGGCAGGCAACGATGGCACTGTGGGAGGGACCACGTCTGTAGGCGCGTTCTTGACCGCTTTCGGAGGAGGTCCGGGAAAAGGTCCAACGGCTGCCGGTACCGCCCAGGCAATGGGCGGAACCGGCGGCGGTACCAGGTCCGCAGGTGTCATAGGAAAGGTGATATCTGCTGGTACAACCAACATCGGAGGAAGACCTGGTCAGGCTCCAGGCGCCACTGACGGAGAAGGAGGGTCTGGTGTTACCGACCCTGCCAGCACCACCAATACCATCCCGGGGACGTCCTCGAATTACGGCGGGGCCGCGGGTGGCGGGCGCGCACAAGTTGTGACCACAACAGGCCTAGGCGGCGCTGGCGGGCAATCCGCACGCGGCGGAGGCGGTGGTGGTGGCGGAGGAGCCAGCGGTACGGGTTCCGGAACCGGCGTAAACGGGGGCGCGGGAGGTGCTTCCGGCGTGACCTCGGGCATGAGCGAAAGTGGCTCGGGCGGCACGGCAGGCACCGGTGGTTCCTCGGCCGGCGGCAACGGGGCAGACTCCACGAACGTGCGCTATTTCAGCGGAGCTGGCGGTGGCGGAGGCGGCGGCAAACGCGGATCCACGCCACAGACAGCATTTGCCGGCGGCGATGGTGGCTTCCCCGGCGGCGGTGGCGGTGGCGGTGGTGGCTGCAACGTAACAGGTGGAATCGGTGCCGGAACTGTTACCAGCGGAGCAGGTGGCACTGGAGGAACGGGATCCGTGCTCGTGGATATCTACAACTGAAACAGCAACGCCCCGGATTGCTCCGAGGCGTTTGCTACCCGCTGATAACCCGGTACCGGTTAGGTGGCTTCCAGTCCACTCCGCCTGCGGCCAGCTGTTTGAGTCGGTAGGCCTGCTTGACTCTGCCCTATCCGCCGGAGCGGGCCGCTTGCGCGTTGGGCCTCGGGTCGCTATCGCGTTGCCCTTGATGATGTGAACGGCCACTCCCTGCGTGGCTTGAGAAGAATCTACTGATCCATCTCCGATACGGCCTGCTCGATTGCCGCCAGTCCTGTCTGCTGCGATGTCTGCTTCGTGAGAAGCGCTGCCTTGACTGCTTGCTTCACCTCGGACTCGGTGTTTCCTGAAACTGTGATGGTGCTCCCATTGGGGAGTGCGGGTGTGAACGTGTAGGATGCTTGGATAGCGGCCATGTGGCCCCCTTCTGCCCTGATGGGCGGTGGTTGTCGAACACGCCGGACACGATGCCGGCGGAGATTACGAAGCTCGCTGCCATCAGCAGCACATTGCGCACGAACTGGGCATGGGTCATTGCCACTCCACTTCCAGCCCGGCGCATTCGAGCTCCAGGCCAATCTGAACGGACGGGGGAGGTTGCATCGTGTCACGTTCGGTGAAGTCCGAGAGCAGGGTGTACACCTCGCACTCCAGGGCGTCGTAGCTCGCGGGAACCAGTGTCTGCGTCGTGTTGGCGTTCATGACTATCAGAACGACGGGCGCTCGCCGGCCTTGAGCGCTTTCATCATCTTCATGAAAGTTCCCTGGTCGCGCCCGTGGAACGCCTCGATGGGAGTGGCTCCTGCTTCCCGGAGCTGCGCGTATCGATCCCTGTGAGCCGCGTTCTGAGCCACCAGGCGGGCATCGTAGCGGCACTTGTCAGTGCAGTACTTACGAGGGCGCCCCTTGCCACGCATCATCGGCACAGGCTGCCCGCACTCGGGGCACGATGGCTGCGAGCAATGGCCCTGGTTCACGAGCGCGCCCCTTTCGGGATGACCGCCTTGCCCACGGAGGACTTCAGGTCGCTGCCTGTGATGCAGAAGAAGACCTGGCTCGGGGCTCCCTTGGTCAGCAGCTGAGCGACCTGCCAACACGTAGGGTCGTCGACCATCTGCCCGATGACTGCAGGGGGACCAGACGGTACGGTGAAGGCGACCAGGATGTTGTGCGGCGAGTCGTTGGGTGTCGTAGGCGCTGTGTCTGCAGCCACAGGTGCAGCGGTTGTGAATACGGCTGCGACGTAGCAGCATGCGGTGATTGCTTTCATGGTGGTTCCTTTCAGAGTGGGAATCGCCTGCATGCGTGATTTGCGAACTGCATCCAGGCCTTGGCAGTCTCGAAGTCGTGAGCGTCAGCAGCTTCGTTGGCCAGCTCGATTGCCGTGTCAGCACTGACAGGGCTCGGCAGTGTAGGAGGAGAGCATTCCTCTGTAGGAGAGTCGTCCTCTGTGTAGGGAGTCAACGTCATCTCGAAGGACGACGGAATCTGCTCTCGGATGCCGAGCACGTCGGCGAGCCATGCGAAACGGATCACTGCTCCACCTCGAACACGTGAAACACGAGCCTTCCTGAAAGTATCTGGAAAGTATTCACGTAGGTGAGTCGATGCGCTGGGATTGGTAAAGTGTGACCCGTTCCTATGGTTAGGAACTCTCGCACCTCTGTTCCTTTGGACACGTCAACAAGCGCCCATAGTTGGGGATTATCGCCCTGCATCTGGACGGTCAGCACGCGAGCGCCCACTGGCATCCTGATCAGAGACCTGTCTTCTCCTATAGCGTACTTGTGGACCTGGAACTCTGAGGCCAGTGATTTGTTCATGGGATCCTCCAACCTTGGAAGCGACGAGCGGGCGTGTCAGTCAGGCGGCGGAAGGGCGACACTGGTTCATGACGGTGACGAGCCGCGGGCGTGGCTGGTAGCGTGGCCTTGGGCGCCGGGCGGTCCCAAGAGGCGAGATTGGCAGCCTGCTCTTTGCTGAGCGCACATTCGATGACATCGAAACCGTGCGCCATGCGGTGGCGGCTGGAGACTTGAACTTCGCGAGAGGCTTGCAGGTAGCGTTGCATACTTGAGATGAACGGCCGTGAGCGCCGAGCCTTTAGAGAAAAGTTGCCGGCGGTGTTTCAAGAGGCCAATCACACCCGTCGCATCATCTCGGTGCGCACCATGCCGCCCGGCAACTCTGCCAAGCAAGCCACGGCAAAAAGCGTCGCGCAAGGCTGTCCAGCAAAAAACGACATTCCCTGAACGCCTTAACCCGGGTATCCTGCGACCCACGTGGTATGGGGGTCCTGGAAGGAGAATTGTGGATCAATGGTCGCAACAGATAGTTGGCTCTCTCGTTGGTTCCGGGCCATTGGCAGGAGCCTTGGCTTTCGCGGTCTACAAAATCTGGTCGCGGTGCCAGGACCTGGAAAAGCAGCTCGCCGAAAGCCAAGCTGCGCGCATCGCAGATTTGAAGTCGATTCTGAAGCAAGGAGACTGACCTCAGAGCTCAGGAGCAAGACGGATACCATGACTGCCGGACAGCTTTCGGAGCGGGCACTGCGCCGCCTAAGCCTCATCGGGGACGGTCATCAATGAGCAAGCTCGCTGGTTGGGACCCCGTATCAGCTGGACGCGAAGCAGGTCGCCGCGAGCGCGAGCAGCGCTACGGCAAGGCACGAAACGAGCAGCTGCGCCGGCAGCGCGAGTGGCAGGAGTTCATGGGGCGCAAGGCTGACAATGGCGGTAAAGAACCTCCACTGACCGAGCCCGAGCCGTCTGTAATTCCCGAGCAGCAGCGGCCGGCCACTGACGTTGCTGAGCGTTTCATGGCAGAGGTGACCAAGTGAAGACATCGCCCGCTGGCATCGACTTCATCATTGCCGAAGAGGGCTGCCGTCTTGCTGCCTACCAGGACCAGGTTGGTATTTGGACGATTGGCGTTGGACATACTGGCAGGGACGTTAAGCAGGGGATGGTCATCACCCAGAGTCATGCAGACGACTTGCTGCGCGCCGACCTGCGGCACTTCGAGGAGTCCGTAGACAGGGCTATCCACGTGCCTCAGATTACCCAGGGACAGTTTGATGCGATGGTATCGCTGGCGTTCAACGTGGGAGCTTCCGGGTTCGAGGCCTCAACTCTAGTCAAGAAGCTTAACGCTGGAGACGTGCGCGGCGCAGGGTGTGAATTCGTCCGCTGGAGCAAGGCCGGTGGGCACCCGAGTGATGCGCTGCTGGCACGGCGTGCTCGCGAGATGTGGATGTTCTGCAAGGCTTCCCCCTGATGCCCAAGATTACCATCCCGCTCAACAGCGGCTGCCATCAAGAATTAGACCAGCGGCTGCTCGGCTCTGACAAGCTGCGAGCTGTCATCAACGGCAGGCTCGACCGGGAAGGGCGAATCAGGGTTCGTGCGGGGTACACGGCACTGTCGATGAAGGTTCAGAACGCATTCGTTCCGGCGAATTCTACCCTCATGATTGCGTACGACCTATCCTCTCTCAATAGCAGGTTGGTCGCTCTGGGTGACATTGACGAGCGCCCAGGGTCTGGACAACTAGGACCCGGGTACGCCGTCGACCTGTTCGAGTACACGGGTCTGACCGCTCAGCCTTGGAGGGCCAGCACTGAGCGCGCTACGGCGAACGTCGCCCGCAGACTGCCGAGTGCCACTGACTTGCGTGACCTGGGCATTCTTGGCGATACCACTGGCGGGGCTCGCGCTGCGGCATGCTCAGCACTTGGGGGCCACGTGTTGATGACTTGGGAAGCGCGCGGTGACACCGTGTCCGGCATCACGGGACAGCAATACGCTCGCATCGTGCTCGCTGAGACTGGCCAGCTGATGACCCATTCGTCGCTGAGCATCGGCACTGCTAACCACATTCCTCAGAAAGGACGTGCCACCACCACAGCATCAAAGTTGGTGGTGGTTGTGGCGGACTTCGGGACGGGTGGCGGAGGTACCCGGCTGAAACTCTTCGGCTATACATACACTCCCGGAACGAGCACAACGCTGAGCCAGGTAGCCACGGCGCTTATCACTGTCGCAGCCAAGACGCTTGGTTACTTCAACGTGTGCACAGTCACGGGCGGAGACGGCATCGCACTAGCAGTGGTAGAGGACGTAGGCACAGGAGTTATCCAGGTTCGCAGGTACGATGGCTCGCTTGCGGTAGTTACGCCGAGCGGTGGTCAGTACGCGAACATCTCGCTTGGTTCAGACCCTGACTCAATTGCCATCGAAGCGGACGTTACGAGCGACACGCTAACCGTCGTCTGCTCGCACGGCGGTGACCTGAAAATATTCTCGTACGTTCTGAGCACGGGAGCCACCATCGGCGCACCTCCGTACGGGGCAACCACTCAGTCCACAGACGATATTCAGACCACTTCGTTCTCAGTGGGAGTGTGCAGATACGACGCTGACGAGATTCTTATCTCAATGCATGCTGTCAGAAACGGCGTTCCCACGAGTAGCAACGCTGTGATTCTTGCCACATATAGGCCTGCAGATCACGACGAAAGCGTGAGACGCATGTGCGTTATCCGTGACTCGCTGCCAGCCAGCACTCCCATCGTAAAGGATGGTGAGGCTCTGCTGGCCGTCAAGCGCATCGGAGACGTGGCCTTCTCGGGAACGGTCGGAGATGTGGTAGTCATCTCAACAGTTCTCACTACAGACTTCGCGACGCTCTCCAATATCGTGGTCCCGCAGGCTGCTCCTGACTTGGGAGTGACCGGGCGATTCTTCCAATTCCTGCCGGACATGACCCAGGACGCCACAACCGGGAAGTACTACTGGTGCCGTTGCCTGTTCGACGCGAGCGGCTTCGAGGTTCCCGATGTGACCGAGTTTGAGCTCGGGAGTACGGCACGCCGACAGATGGTAGAGATGGCCGGGAACCTCTACATCAGCGGCGGCATCGTGCTGCAGTACGACGGCAAGACGCTCTCTGAGGCTGGGTGGCTGGAGCGCCCGCGCATACTGAGCATCACGCCGTCAAACTCCACAGGAACGCTCGACAATAGCCACACGTACACGTACGTGGCCACTTGGGATTACGTCGATGCGAACGGAGACATCTCGCGAGGGCCTGTGTCGTTTCCGTTCGAGGTCACGATGGGGGCCGCAGAGGATACGAATACAGTCGTCGTCAGCGTGCCCCTGTCGATGCGCCTGAATGCTCGCACAATCAACGACGGCTCCAGCATCAGGGTCCGCCTGTGGCGCAATACGGTTGACGTCGTGGATACTGTCGAGACTCCGAGTTCGCTGCTGCAGCTCGTGTCGACCATGAGCGTAGACCAGTCGTTCTTTGCGGGTCAGACGGTCTCGTTCGTGGACACTATGCCGGACTCTACGCTGGTGGACCAGGAGGTCCTTTACACGCAGGTGCAATCACCGCTGGACAACCACGCCTCGCAGCCGGCCAAGTATCTGAGCATCGGCAACGAGTGCCTCATGTCCAGCGGCCTGCACGTTCCAAGCAAGTGGAACATCAGCAAGCCATTGCAGCCCGATGAGACCGTGTCCTATGCGCAGAACGGGACCCTTGCATTCGAGGGGCGCGTTCAGCGCGGTGAGCTGGAGCAGGCAATGGGGTTCGCTCAGAGCTGGCTTCTTGCCACCCAACGTGAACTATGGCTGCTCAATGGCTCGGGACCTGACATCCGCGGCATTGGCGAGTTCCAGCGCCAGTACCGAATCCCGAGCGATGGCGGCATGCGTGCTGACGGCTGGCGGTCTGTGGTCGAGTTCGGCAAAGGCGTCATGTTCCAGCTGGAGGACGACCAACTATACCTGTGGGCAGGAGGCGCGCCCAAGCCGGTCGGACTGGAGATTCAGGATACGATGCTGGAGTTCCCTAACGTCATGGCTGCGTGCCATGTGAAGGGCCAGCAATGCGTGGCGCTGGCTCTGCAGAACGATGCAGGCGATGACGGCGTGATTGCCCTTTGGGATCAGGTCACGGACCAATGGTTCATTGACGACGTCGGCGTGGTCGATGCCCTGGCCGAGCACGACGGTCGCTTGGCTTACCTACAGGGCGGCGTTGTCTATCTGGAGGACTCTGACTATGGCTCGGGAACGGCGGTGCCACTGACCGTCGACACTGGCAATGTGGCGCGCACCGGGAGCGCTGGCGCTGGCGGTGTAGAGCGCATGCTGGCAACTGGCGTGTACCAGGGAGATTGCACTGCTGAGCTTCTCATCAAGTATACCGATGACCAGTCGTTTACGTCGCTCGGGACACAGGACCTGCTCGCCGCAGATGGATACTCCGCTGGAGACCCTTTCGACCTGGAGTGGGCCCCGAACCGCGATGACGTCAGCCGATTCGAGCTGCGCCTTTCAATCACATCGACTGCTTCCAATACCAAACAGGCATGGTGCAACGCCATTGAGGTGCACTACACTGAAGACGACGGGCCCAAGAGAATGGGCGATGCAAGGAGACGTTGATGGCAAACAAGCCCGCACCCAAACCTGACCTTACGCGCCCAAGCGACGCTTTCCACGTCATCGCCAGCGCGAGCGGAATGGCGGCTGACACGGACCTCAGGACCGTGACCAAGATGCCCAAGCATGCGCCGCAGACGGTCACGTTCATCGGCACCACGGCTGCAGCTGATATCGTGTTCCTGCAAGAGGACCTGCAGAAGGGCACGGACATCAGCAAGACGGTGAGCGTCCCTGCAAACGCCGTGATCGTGCTAACTCGACCCATCAAGACCATCGTCAAGTCCGGCAGCGGCGCGGTGCAGATTCTGTGTGAGTGGTGGGTGGGTGACTCGGCGGAGTGGAACCCGTAATGGCCGACTACTCACAGAACGCTCAGCAGCACATCGCCAATCAAGAGGGCGGGACTGCGCCAGGCCCTGGCTACGTCTGGAACAAGCAGTTCAAGCAATGGGTCCCGCCGGGCTACTACATGGATAACGCCTCGGGAATGACCATCCCGAACGGGCAAAAGTATGATGCCGAATCTGGTGGATACGTTACCCCACCTCCTGCTGAACCAACCGACACCTACGCGACTGCTCCAGATGCCGATCAGGGTAGTCAATCGCCACTAGGCGATGCCGGGATGAATTCAATCCCAACTATAGAAGACATCGGCGCCCCCGTACAGGGCGCAGCGCAGACGCGCACCGGTCAGACCAATGACATCGTAGACCGATACGGCAACGTCAAGCTCGACACGACGGAGGCTGACCAGGCACGCGCAACGCAGAACGAAGCGCTAGGTATGCAGCGTGACATATATAACAAGCTGGCAGCATACGACCCCAACGCGGCTGCTGACGCGAATGCCAAGCGCGCCACGAGCCAGACGCTAGCCGTAGCTCGTAGCGCTCCTGGTGGCGCAGGAGCCCGGCAAGCGGCCATGTTCCAGGCTATCCAGCAAGCTCCTGCCATTCAGAGCGCGGCTGCCAACGACGCCGTCAATCAGCAGCGGCAGAACACTCAGCTCATGGCGCAGACCGCCGGGCAATTCGCTGACGTTGCCGGCGGGACGCGAGCTCAGGATTTGCAGCAGGCGCAGGCTGAAACGAACACCGGTCTGGAAGTGGCGCAGGGAATCTCTCAGGCGCTTGGCAGGGACATGACGCTGACTAGCGACGAGGCTAAGTTCCTCTCGCAGGCCAAGCTTGCGCTGGAGAACCTCAAGCTCGATTGGTCTCAGTTTTCCGAGCAGGAACGGGCCGCGCGAGCTCAGGAGGCTCTGCGGAAGGCCGGCCTTGAGCAGCAGTGGAAACAGTTCAAGCAAAGCCAGGAAGTCGGCTTCCTCGATGTCGTAGGTGCGCTAACTGGCACTGCAAAGTCGGCTGTTGGTACATATGCTGCCGGCAAGCAAAGTGGTCTCTGGTAATGCCAAAGTATACGCGCCACGCTGACGGCTACTCGACCATCGAGCACGAGGGTGGGCCGACGGTTCACCTCATCGACCCTGATGGATCGTTCGAACGCGAGATGCAGCCGCCGTCTCCGGAGGCTTACGCGGCCGTTGCCCCGCCACAGTCTCCGGCTCCTGTTCAGAACTCGCTCGCTGGAGTGAGCACGGACGACGCAGCGGCATTGGCGCAGCCGAGCACGGTCGGGCCGATGAACAACCCGACGGTGCTACCGGATCAGCCAAAGGCGCCCGTAACGGTTCCGCCTATCGCCCCCGCTGGGCAGCCGCGCGCCACGCTCATCGACCAGCCCGGGGGCGGCCCGGCAATGGCCACGAAAAGCGAAACGCAGACCACTAACCAACATTCCACATCCACCTCTGGAATGGATCAAGCCAGCAAAGCAAAGCTGGAATCTGCAGGCGCAAAGACTACTGCCGATACCAACGCCGCCATCAATGCAGAGCGGCAGGCTGGGCAGCAGGTCTCCGAGCAGCGCCAGGCTCGCGCCAAGCAGGACTATCAGTCTGGCTTTCAGCGCCAGGTCGGAGCACTTGATGCCGAACAGCAGTACAAGCAGGCCTACTCATCGGCGCTTGAAGAGCGCAAGGCGGCTCGCGCGCAGAAAATTGACCCATCCCAAGCATGGGGCGGAGAGAAGCAGGAGTGGGCTTTCATCGCAGGTCTAGGAGGTGCACTCGCTGCACTCGATTCTGGTGTCGCTCGTCTCAACGCTGCCCGTGGGCGTGGCTACGCTGTCGAGCCGTACGACATGATTGACAAGATGGTGCAGGCATCAATCAAGCAGCAGGAAGACCAGCGCAAGCAGCGCATCGAGTCCGCAGGTGAGAGCGCGGAAGCTGCGCAGGCAGGAATGCTGAGCGCGGCGAGCGATGCGCACGAGGCTGCTGCGCAAGTGCTGGAGGCTCGCAAGCTTCTGGCTAGCTCTGCAGAGGAAGCTACGTTCCTCGACTCTGCGGCGGCCAAACAGCGGCTGCAAGCAGACCTGCGCGATGAGGACCGGGCCAAGATGCTTGCGACGACAGTTACCAAGACGGACGCGCGCAACACGGTCAATTCCACACAGACCGGGCCTGCCGCTGGCGCGAAGCCGACCAAGGCTCAGCACGATGACCAAGCCAATCTGCGGCAGCTATACCGTTTGCGCGACACGCTGCAGCGCGCAAGCAAGAGCGGCGCTCTGCAGGGCGTCGTTGGTTGGCAGGACAAGCTCGGCGCCAACAGCGTTCAGGAGTTCTTTGGCGGGCTTCCGCCCGAGCAGAAGGAAGCGGCTACCGCTCTCGGAGAGCTGGAGATCGGCAACCTGATGCGGCTCGTTAGAGAGCCAAACAACAAGAACACGCAGAACATGGTTCAGTCGCTCGGTATGCCCAAGAACGACAGCGATATCCCTGGAAGCCTGCAGCGTCTCGATCAGCTCATCGCAGACCAGGAGGACGCCGTGAAGAATGCAGCGCCCGAGGCTCCTGCTGAACAGGCAGAACAATACTGATGGCCGAGCAGCAAGAGCCAAAGCCTTGGGAGAAACTGCGCGCTCGCGCCGCGGACCAGAGCGCGGCCACGTTCGTTGGTCAGGACGGCAAGATTGAGGTCTTTGCCAAGGATGCGCTAGGCGACGCGCAGCAGAAAGCGCTGAGCGCTCGCGGACTGAAGCCTGCCACTCCAGAGGATATCGAGAAGCGCGCCAAGTTCCTGGAGAATTCCACCACTGAGGCGCAGACACGTGGCGCCATTGAGCTTGGTCTGAATACGGCAACGGCAGGCGCAATCGGCAAGGAGGACTTTGGTGAAGGAGCAGAAGAACGGCGAGCGGCTCTCGAACAGGCGTCGCCTGGCGTGGCGCTCGGAGCGCGCATTGTTGGCAGCGCAATCCCGATGGCTATTACGGGTGGCGCAGCGGGCGCGCTTGGCGCAGGAGCTGCGGTCGTGGGCGCAGCTGAAGGAGTGGGAGCAGGCCTAGCAGAGGAGAACGCGCAGGCCCAATGGGAGAACCGGGAGCTAAACGCCAGCAATGTGGCCATCGCCGGCATAGGCGGGGCGCTGTTCTCTGCCGCAATACCGGCTGTACTGCGCCGTGGATCGCGAGCGCTGGCCACTGCAGACAGCGCCGTGGCGGCGGCTGCTGGAGAGGTCGGAGAGAATGTCGGCGTGCAGCTGGAAGCCAAGGCTGCAGCGCGCGCCACGAAGTCTGTGGACAGCCTACCCCCAGGCCCGGCCCGTGATGCCGTGTTGGTCAATAACGCACCGGCGCATCTGGAGAGAGTCCAGCAGGAAGTAACTGACGTGGCCACCAGGGCGCCGGAGTCGCTAGTCAAGAGCGACCTGGACAATGCAACGCTCAAGCGCCTGATGCCTAAGGATGCGCCCAACCAGACGCAATGGGCAACCCAGACGGCTGAGGACCTGCGCGTAATGGCTGGCAAACTGGAGCCCGTAGCACCTGCTCCTGTCGCAGCAGCTCCGGCTGCCACCGCCCCGGTGAGCCTGGCTGGCAAGTCGCTGGAGGATCTTAAGGCTCTGCCCATCGAAGGTGCAGACGACCTGGCTCGGGTTGCCAAGCTGAAAGAGCATCCCGAATTCGCGGCCACCGGCAAGATGCCAGCCAACGACGCTTCCGGCGGAATCACACTGGTCAATGACGGCGGGGACCTCGTGCTTCGCGACGGACGCCACCGGCTCACCGCCGCTCAGGAGCTTGGGCGCGACACCATCCACGGCCGGTACGTCGACGGTGAAACTGGTAAGGTCATATTCGAGGGGGACATCCCGCTGAAGGCGGCGAACGACACCGAGCCCGTAGCGCCAACGGCCAAGCGAGCCGGCAACGGAGCTCGCATTCACGAGGGGCTTCCAGAGGGTTGGAAACCAAAGGACGGTTCCCCCATCGATATTCGCGACTGGAATCTGGACGACTTCGTTCCCGAAAAGGGCAGGTCGCGGGTAGTGACTCGTTCCCATTACGGCGGCTCGGACCGGCTCAGCAAGTATCAGCGCGGGCTGGTCGACGAAATCAAAGAGGGTCAGGACTTCATACAGACGGGGCGGCTGGCTAATGCCAAGAACGAGCCCACCTTTGAGATTAAGCCCGACAACACCATCACTCTCCACAACGGGAAAACTCGCATGATTGCCGCCCGGGAGATGGGGCGAGAGGACATCTACGGACGGGTAGTCATCAAGCACGGCGGCAAGGAGCAGGTAGTCTTTGAGGGGATGATTCCAGTAGGAAAGGGCGGCAAAGCGGCCGGAAGCGTCGGCCCTCCTTCCCCTCCTTCGTCTCCCCTAGCAGTCGGAGGCGGCCCGGGTGACCTGCTCCGGAAGGCGGCAAACGACCTGCTCGAATCCAAGGGAGCGCTCGACACGATGCAGCGTGCCAGTCAGGCGCTCGGGGAACTTCGTGCCGCCGGAGCCCCTCAATCGGCCATCGACGCGCTACAGAAAGGGGTCACCGACCAGTCCCTTTTCGGACGAGCTGCGGAGGCCATGGCGGACTTCGATGGCGCCCATGCCAGAATGCCCAAGGCGCCACTGGAAGGCTTTGACCCGGCCAACCTTAGCCAGGCCAGCCGAGAGCAGCTGACGGCCCTAGCAGAGGCGCTGGAGGACCGCGCCGCGGCACGCGCCAAGTGGGATCTGGGTGGCGGCAAGGACAAGGTGGCGGAGCGCATGCTTGGGGATGCCAAGCGCATCAGGGACAGTATGGGACTAGCTGACGACGTTGCTGGCGCTGCCTCCCGCGCCGCACCCGCTCCTGCGCCCGCACCGGTGTCCGCCAAGGCAGAGTCGCCCAAGAAGTCGTTTCTGAAAGAAGCCGGTCAAGAAGCCGTGGAGTGGATTGCTGAGCGGGCTATCGGACACGCGATACCGGGCATGGGCCTCGCCGTGAAGGGAGCCAGGTTCCTGTGGGGAAGCCTCGACGCCAGCGGTCAGGCAGCCATCAAGGCCTCCGCTCGGCAGCTGGCGCGCGGGGCCATGAGCGCTGTAGAGCGTGGATCGGCTGCGGTGGGCAAGGTAGCGCCTGGTGCTCTCGCTACGTTCTCTGAGGGTTTCCCTGGACCTGCTGAGGCCTTCGCCGCACGGAGCCATATGCTGGCCGAGCTACAGCGGGACCCTACCATCCTGCCAAACGCCATGGCCGAAAGCTTTGGCGACCTGCCGCGCGAGAACCCGAAGCTGTTTCAGGACATGGCCGCCCACGTCATGCGCGCCACGTCGTACGTCACAGCGAACCTGCCCGCCGGCATCCAAACGAGCATCGCCTATCCCCGTGGCATCCCTCCGAGCCAGAGCGCGCTGCGTGACTTCGCCGTGGTGTGGAACTCGGCCATGAATCCTGAGACCGTGGTAGAAGCCGTAGGCAATGGCTCAGCAACGCCTGCCCAGGTCAAAGCGCTCGCCGTGGTAGAGCCGGGCGCCTACCAGAGTCTGCTCGCTGCTGTCACCGAGGAAGCGGCAAACAACTACTCGCAGATGCCTGCGCAGACCAAGCAATGGCTCGACATACTGTTTCAGAGCGACGGCATCGCAGGACCGGGACAGTCCTGGAAAGCCGCGCAGTTCATACAGCAGTACGAGCAGCGGCGGCCGGCGGGAGCCGGGATGAAGATGGACAACTTGAAGCCTCCGAGTGAACAAGCGCCAGAGGCTAGGGGACTATCAGCAATAGCCAAAGGCGTGACCAACCGTGCGTAAACGACGAACAGAGCGCGTAACCAACGCCGCAATACCGGCGTCCTGCTTCTGGCAGGAATCGACTGATAAGGCGTGCAAGCTTCTGGCGACATGGTGTCAGGAGAGCATGACTGGCAACTGGGCAAAGGCGAGCAAAGCCTACCGGTTCAGCTGCGCCTACGACGGCGTGACGCTGACCAGCCAGTACATGGCGAGCACTGCTGGGTTCGACGACCAGGTATGGGATGGTGCCGAGGTGCCGGTCATCGTCAACACCGTGCGCCGCATGGTCAACACGTTCGTCAGCAAGAGTTTTGCCAACGACAATCCAGCTCCGCAGATGGTTAGCACTGATGGTACCTTCGAACAGCGTCTTGCCGCGGAAGCCATCGACGAAACGCTGATGGCGGAGTTTGAATTGCCGCATGGGCAGTTCAGCAACATCAACGAACTGCACAGGCACGGCGGAACCATCAGCACGTGTGCCACCGGTCAGTACTGGGTATTCGCCTTCCCCGGAGACGGCAAGGTCGAGGCTGAACTCGATGATGGGCTGACGCTCGGCATCGTTCGCTCGGGGCGCTACGGGCAGATACTCACTCTCTGCCGAACCATCTGGCGTGACCCCGAGTGGCTGTGCTCTCGATACCCGGGTCAGTCGGCAGAGATTCTGGCAGCCGTCGAAACGGTTCAATCGCAGACTCGATACGCCGACAATCGCAACAGCCCTACCCCGAGCGCTCGCAACGAGTCAAAGATGGTCATGCGGCGCGTCGTGCGAGTTCATCAGGGATGGCGCTCGCAGATCAACGAGGATACTACCGGGCGCGAACTGTTCTGTCTGAAGGACGGCACATGCCTAGAGGACAACGTCTGGGAGCACCCGGGACCTCCTGGCAGGTCGTGGGAGTTCGAGCGCGAGCTGGACGGAGAGGGCGGTGTGTCACTAACGCAGACCGTTTACCGACTCTTCATGCGCCGCAACGAGGCTCTATTCGACAGGGACCGCGCGGTGCACAACATGC